AAGCAGTTACAGTTTGAGCTGTTATATGATAAAAATTGTAGAATTCACCTGACTGACTCATAGACACATTATCTTGTGTCAAGAATCCTAGCCTATTGTTATAGAAAAATGCTTGTTGTATCTTAGCACCATTAAAAGAAGGGTGTGAGTTTGTAGTATCATCACCAACTAATCTATTAGTCCAAGTAATAGGTCTAAAAGTAAATGCATTTGTCCCAGTATTAACTAACTCATGTGGCATTGTAGCGGCTGTAAGCCCTGCAGACATAGTGTCAGTATTACTAAAACCTAATGTTTCTTCCCAATAACCAGCACCAGAGGTACCATCGTTAGCAACGAATTGTGAGTAATAAGTATCATTAGCATTAGATGTGTTAATGATTTTTACTTTCCTACCGTGAACAGTTTCACTAGGTAACTCACTTATATTATTAACAGCATCTTGATAAACAGACAACTGATCTCCAGTTATACCTCCTGTAACTTCTATGGAGAAAGTAGTATTATTACTACTCTCTAATTCAAGAGAAGTTTCTAGTTTAGTTACAGTTAAATTAGGTATACTTCTAGCATCTATACCAGCTTTTAAATCAGTTAACAGTGTATCTGCATTTAATTTAGTATCAAAAGTAGAGTCATTAGCTGTGAAAACATCAGCATTATAAGTCTTAACTTTTCTGTTATTAGCACTATTATCACTAGTTCTATAAGTAGTACCACCTTGTACTATAGTTACATTATAATTAGAACTGTATTCTATACCATGTAATCTTATAGTAGCTTTAGTATTTGGGGTTCTAGAAGCAGTACTTTGTGTTGTTATACTTTTAGTTTTATTAGTAATAATTGATGTATCTTGTACAGTTAATACATGGTAATCATTTTTAGTAACTGCGTTAAGATAACCTTTATTTGCAGTGATCTCACTAGAGTTAGCACCAAAAGTAATTGTTGATTTAACTTTAGTCGCTGCATTCCATATATGTATATCAGCATTAGCTGCAGTAGCATGACCTACAATACACCCTATATATTTCTCATCATTATCACGATGTATATAAAACCATTTAGCATTATCAAGGGTTGTACCTGTAATAGCATTATTGCTGCTATCTTTTAATCCTGTTAGAAATTTTAAACCGGGTCTTTTTTGTAAACCAAATGTAGGATCAGGGTATGCATTTAAAGCTTCACTAACTTGACCCGGAAATTTTTTATCATCTGGTTGTTTAGATACCCCACCTACATAGTTAGGTATTCTTTGAGTGACACTTGCCATTAGCGTTGTAAAGCTGTATAAGGTTTGTAACTAGTGTGATAGCTTTGTCCTCGTGGGTGTCCAAAGAAAGAGTAGTCACCTTGATTGCATTCATATTCTAGTGCGTTAGCTCTAGCTAATGCTTCTCTTTGTTGTAAAGTTGAAATAAGTTGTGGGTCTCCTACAATACGTTGTGCAGTTATTGTAGCAGCTTTAGCAGTGATGTAATTTTGAACTGGTTGTGGTAAATCAATCCAATCATACCACCATGTTATATCCACTTCCCATTCATCATTAGCAACAGTACCTATTTCATAAGTATGATTATACCTATCATATAATTTACCGCCACGTCTTACGACATCTACATTACCTTGATAGGTATTGGATATATCTATTTGTAATATATTAGCTGGTATTTCATATTCTTTATTAGCATCAGTAGTTATTTTATATTCAAACTCTTGGTTAAAAGTCCAGCCTTCTGCCTGTACTTCTTTAGACACCTCTAACAATGTATCATATGCAATCGCAACGTCTGGGTTGGTTTGATCAAGTGTTGTTACAGGTGCCTGCCCCACTGATGCAAGTATTTGATTAACAGCAGGTAATTCTTTTGTAGCATTAGTGGTAGGTATTGGCATAATAATATTTGTGAATAAAAAAAAGGGAACCGAAGTTCCCCTTATAGTTAAGCAGCACGGTTAGCGTCACCGCTTGCTTCGTTGATAGCTGGGCTATCTGCTTCCTGACCTGAGTAGGCTGTACGGAAGTTCATTGTTTCTGAGTAAACCTCAGAGGCGGCTGTTACACCGCTTTTTGTTTTAGCTACAGAGTGTCTGATAGCTGTACCTTTAAGTGTACCTGTACTGTTAGTACCGTACTTGTTACCAGC